GTTCTCAGCTTCCTCCACGCCGGCGGCGTAGATCCGGGCTGTCTGGGTACCGGCGGACCACTTGTGGTCCATCAGCACCGGCCGCCCCACAAACAGGGGAGCCAGGCCCTCCAGGGCCGCCAGGGTAAACCGCTCATTATCCCGGTCCACCTGGTCATCACAAGCCGCCAGCCGGAAGGTGAACACCTCATCCGCCGCCAGCTCCCTCAGACTCTGCTTATTGATGAGGGCCAACTCCTCCGGCCCTACCGCCTGCTGCTGTACCACAGCGGCCTTCAGGATCTCATTCATTCGGCTTCTCTCCTTCCTATGCCGGTGGGGTTCCTTGTCCACCTGGTTTTTCTTCCAGCGGCGGCTCCCCCGGGATACCACCCGCTGTCTTTCCCAGTGCGCGGATGATACTCAGGATGCGCCACAGTTCCAGGGGAACATAGTTCAAGCTGGAGTAGTATTCCTGGCCACCAGGGATAGCCGGAAGGTCGTCCAGCGCCCGGATCTCGTCCGAGCAGTAGGCACCAACCTCCCGCATGGCCTTGAGCCAAGCCGCCTGTGCAGTGGTATCACCCCGCAGGAATACCTTCATCTCCCGTTTGATCCGCAGCCCTTTGGCCCGCTCTCCTGGGAGCAGCAGCTTGTAGGTGTCCTCCTGGCCCCATTGGGTGTCGTAGCCCATCAGGGTATAGGTCACGTACTCGATGCCGTTCTGCTCGTTGCTCTGGTAGCTCTGCTTGCCGGCGTAAGCCAGGTGCAGGGGCACCCCGAAGAACCGGCACACATCCGCCACCCGGATCTCGCTGCTCTCCACGAACTGGGCGTCGGTGTTGTTCATGGAGATGGGCTGATACTTCAGGCCCATGTCCAGGATCGCCACCTTGAAGGCATTGCCCGGCCCGCTGTGGATCGCCTCCCAGGACTGCCTCAGCTGGTCCTTGGGATCTATCTTCACCGTGGTGCCGTCCTCCAGCTCCACCTCGTACTCGTCGCCCAGGTCCGTCTCCGTGGTCAGGATGCCGCTGGGCTGGCCGCCGTTGCGCCAGATGCTGTTCTCATACAGCTGGGCCGCCCGGGCAGTGTCCAGGGTCAGGGAGGCCCGGCGCAGTACGCTGATCCCCTCCAGGCCGTCCTCCGAATATGCCTTGTAGTGCAGCATATCCTCGCACCGGATGCGGGTCACCTCGCCGGTGACCGGATGGGTGAAGAGGTACCACACCTTGCCGGACAGGTCCAGGTGCATGGACACATAGTCCGGAGGCAGGGGGATCAGTTCCATGGGCAGGCCGCTCCCGGCATCCCGGTAGATCCAGGCGTAGGCGTTTCCCCGGAGGAGCTCGTTGCACATCAGCAGCCGCCGGAAGTCGAAGGGGGTCATGGCCTCGTTGGGCCGCTCCCACAGCACCCGGCCCAGATGGTGATCCGGCATCCGCTTCTTGGTTCCCTCCTCCATGATGTAGACAGGCAGCACCGCCATGGAGGTGGACAGTAGCTCCACGCACCGGTTGACTGTGGAGATCTTCATGGCCCGATCCCGGCTCAGACCGACCAGCTCCTCACCGCTCAGCCAGCCCTCCGGGTTATCCAGGGTCAGGAGCCGGCCGACGCCGGCCAGCCCTTTCCGAACGGCACTCGACTTCCCGGCCCGCGCCAGTCCTTTCCGCAGGCTCATTTCTCCTCACCCGCTCCCCACAGGGACAGCACCGCGCCGGCGATGGCCAGGCTGCCCCCGGTGATCAGGCCCGCGGGCAGATAGATCATTCCTGCCCCCACCGCCACCACGGCGGCGCCGCCCACCAGCACCAGCTCGCCCAGGTGCTTTGCCAGGCAGTTCACAAGATTCTTCATGTCTCCTCCTCTCCGGCCATCGGCCTACAGGTGATAGTTTCTCGTCCGCATTACCTCGGCCAGGTCCGGCTTCTGCTGCTCCTTCAGCATGGCAGCCGCCATGGCGATGATCCAGGCCACCGCAATGTCGATGCGCCCTACGCTGCGGTTTTTCATGGGTTTCATGTTCTCATTGCCGTCAGTGGCGCACCGCACATTGCCGAAACACCACCGGGCCGCTGTGTTGTGCTCGTGGAGCATCATGCCCTTGCGCAGCAGCAGCTCCAACTGTTTGGTGGCCGGGCTCATACCGGTCATGTTCTGGCGGATCTCCACCACCTGGATGGCCTCGTGCTCCGCCGTGCTCTGCATCAGCCGCTGGGACAGCGTCCAGCTCATGGCCGGGTCCAGCCCCAGACAGGCCAGGTCGAACTCCTCCGCCGCCTGCCAGATGGTCTGCTCCACCGCGTCGTAGTCGATGATGTCCCCCGCACAGCCCTGGAGAAAATCCGCCCGGATCCAGTCTCCGTAGGGCACCCCGTCCCGGGTCTCCCGGGCCTCCAGGTCGTCCAGGGGCACCCACCCCCAGAACAGGGCCACCCAGGTCTCCAGCCCCTCCTGGGGCGGGAAGAGCAGCACCAGGGCGGTCAGATCGGTGCTCTTGGACAGGTCCAGCCCGCCGAAGCACCGCTTTCCTCTCAGATACTCCCGCACCGCCCGCCTTCGGGCCAGCACGTTCATCCCGGCCCACTCCGGCCGGTTAAACTGGGTCTTGTCGTAGATGGTCACCGGCACCCAGCCCACCGATTTCACCGCGATCCACTGGTTCAGCCGCAGCCAGCGGAACAGCCGCTCCGCCGCCTCGCTCTGCCGGGCCGCCCGGGCCTCCCGCCGGAAATCGCTCAGGCGCAGGTTGTGCCCCAGGCCGGGGTTGCAGGCGTACCATAGTTTTTCGTCATAGATGTCCAGCGCGTCGATCCTGTCCGGGTCGTCCCCGGTGAGGATCCCGACGCCGAACATGATGGGGCACCACTCGGGCAGGTCGCTGTCCAGCTCCCGTTCCGGCTCCCCCCGCCGCCAGGCCAGCAGCCTCCGGCATTTCTCGTGGATTTCCCAGCCGATGCTCCGCCGGTCCGGGTCGTCCCCCGCCGTGGTCAGCACGATCACTGCCTGCTGCCGCCGGGCGGCGTCCGAACCGGCGGTGAGTACGTCCCACAGCCTTCGGTTGGGCTGGGCGTGGAGCTCGTCGATAATGATGGCGGAAAACGAAAACCCGTGCTTGGTGGAGGCGTCGCTGGAGTAGACCTTCATCACGCCCCCGTCCCGGCTTCGGATCTCCCGCACGCTGTCCCGGCACCACACCAGGGGGTCGTGCTCCGGCTGGCCCAGGGCGGTGTGCTCCACCATGTACTTCGCGCACTGGTAGATGATGTCCGCATTGGTCTTGTCGGCGGCGAAGATGCCCACCTGGGGCCGGGCCTCCCCGTCCGCGATCAGGTGGTAGAGGCCCAGACCGGCGGCGAACTCTGATTTGCCGTTCTTCTTGGGGATCTCCTCATAGAGATACCGCCGGTACCGGCTCCAGGCCCCGTCCTCGTCCTGGGCCTGGACCCCGTAGAACTGCCGGATGGCCTCCTCCTCCCATGCAGACAGGACAAAGGGCTGTCCCGCCCACTCGTTCTGTCCGAACACCAGCAGGGAGAAAAAATCCCGCACCAGCGCCACCTCGTCCTCGCTGTACCGCAGCCGGGTGCCGTCGTCCGGCCGAACCACCTCCACGCCCGGGGCCAGGGTCAGCAGATCAGGCACGCCGTCTCGCCTCCATCAGCTGGAGGAAGGGGTTCTCCTCCGGCTTTCTGGCCTCCGGCACCACCAGGCGGCACCGGCTAGTGATGGTGAGCCCCAGGTCATTGGCACAGGCCCGGGCCTGCTCAAAATAGGACTTTTGTGCACGGGTCCACTTGTTCACCATGTCCGGGTCCTCCTGATCCAGGGCGTCCTGCACCATGCGGCAGGCCGCTGTGAATTGGTGCTGGGCCACCAGATAGCGGCCCACCGTGTCCCGGTCCAGCTGGGCCGCTCCCATGTCGGCCGCCAGCAGCTCCTTGGCCAGCGCCCGGAAGTCGGCCTTCAGATGCTCCGGCAGCCACCGGGGCACTCTCATCTTGGCCGGCTTGGGCAGCTCCACCTCCCGGGCCGCCCGCTCGGCCTTCTCGGCCTTGCTCAGGTGCTTGCGGCCGTTGGCCTCCAGCACGCTCAGTTTCTGCCTGGGTCCCGGCATCTCCGTCTCCTCCTTCCCACGCTCCCGCTCCTCCATTCGTCCGCCCCGGGCCCTTCCCCTTCCCGTGGGGAGAAAATCCCCTCCCGAGGGCTGCATACGGTCTGGGGCGCCTCCCGTCAAAAGTTTCCTCCCCCGGGGGGGAGGTGGTGAGGCCTTCGGCCTCCCTGGGCGCGCCCACAGGCACCCACGTCCAGGTGCCCGCGCCCGAGCGTCGCCGCATTTTCTCTCACGGCGCCCCAAATCAGTGCCCCGTTTCTCGACGTTTTGCGGCCTGTTCCCGGGCCGTTTTCTGGTCGTGATGGCGCTTGCACAGGCTCTGGTGGTTGGCCGGGTCGATGAACCTGGCCCAGCTACCCCGGTGGGGCTCGATGTGGTCCACCACCGTGGCCCTGGTGCGGTGCCTGGGATCTCCAGGCGGATACTGGGCGGCGCAGGCGCGGCAGAACGGCTCCCGCAGCAGCTGTGCCGGTCGCAGGTCCTCCGTCCAGATGGGCAGGCTGTACCAGCTGTGGTATTCCGCCGAGGCCCGGCGTGGGGCCCTGGCGGGCTTGTGTTTTTGGCAGTAGCCCTCCCGGGTCAGGGCTGAGCAGCCTGGGTGCCGGCAGGGCCTGAGCGGCGTCATGGCCACGGGCTATCACCTCCGGGCAAAACAAAAAACCAGAGCCAACGATCCCCCACTGGGTAGATCATCAGCTCTGGTCCTCTCGACACTGGCCCTCTGCGATATTCACGATGTACCGGCTTTTGCACTGTCGGCAGTACAGCCGCAACCGGATGGCTTTCATGTCCGGCGGCGCTTCCTGGAGCTTATTCCGGAGACCGGACTCCAAGCACTTCGGGCACAGAACATATCCGCCTTTCACTGGGAATATTCTATCAGGTTTCGGTCCACACTTCAAGGGCTTTTCCTCCTTTTCTCCACCATGGACGAATTATTAAGACTGGTTTCAAGGCAAAAAATTATTAGGTGGCGGCCGTTTCCGCTGCCTGGGCTGCGTATAGGTATATTCGGCCTGCTCCCTCACAGGAAACATAAGATAGCGCGCCCCGATGCAGTCCCCGTATCCGTATGGATTGCGCTCGCAGAAGGGCTCGTAGTCCACCGCTCCGTATGGCGGCGTCAGGGTAACGCTGTCGCTTGGGATCTCAATGTACTCGATCTCCGGCCGGCGGAGATTCCGCGAGCACCGCCAGGTCCGCTCTCCGGGCTTGGGCCGGCCAAACTCCCGGGCCTCCTTGGTCATATACTTGGCAAGCTCCCGATAATAGTGGACATCCAGCGGTTCCGCCCGGATATACCCGCCGCCCTGCCACAGACTCCGGATCTCCTCCAGATCATCCACATCCGTGGCATTGATGACCACATGGTGGTGGATCCTCCGGTCCTCCAGGGTCCCGTCCTCCACCAGCCAGTCGTTGGCCCGTTTTTCGTGGTACCCCTCTGTTACATAGATATATTGCAGCTCCGCGCCCCGTTTTTTGCGGGCCGCCCGGAACCTGCGGATAAACCGTGCAAAGTACCGATTGGCCGCGTCCTTGCTCTCCGGCAGGTGGTCATCATCATAGGTATGGGTCAGGACCAAAGCCCGGCGGCCGAAGTTGGCCGCCACCACCAGCTCTAGTTCCCGCCAGGAGCACTTGTCATTGTAAAACTGCTGGGCCGGAGAGGTGGCCTGGCTCCGGGCCGCCCGCCCCTGCCTGCCGGGCGGACGGTCCGGGATCGTCCCAATAACCTCAATGTGGAGCAGTCCGGCCTTGATGTGCTTGATTGCCTTACTCATCTCCGCCCTCCTCCAGCTGGTCCAGGGCCCGGCGGATGAGCCGCCACTGCTCAATGGGTAGTTTCTCAGCTCCGGTGAGAACGCCCCGCAGCTTGTCCGCCGTGAGATCTCCGCCGCACTGGATTGCCACCGCCTCCAGACAGCCCAGGCCGCCCACTTGGCGGTACTGCTGGAGCCGTTCCAGAGTCTCTTTCTTTTCCCGCCACGGGTTTGGCCGGGCTGGCTTTGGCTCCGGCTTTGGCTCCGGGACGCTGTGGGCCCGGAGGATCCCCGGATCCCGCTGGATCTGCACCCCGCCCAGGCTTGGGACGGTCTCCACCGCCCAGGTGGTTCCGGAGCCCAGAACCAGCACGCCCTGGGACAGCGACTCCACCACATAGTCCCGGTATGCCGCCAGATCCGCCTCGCCCCGGTCCCCCCGGGGCAGCTGGATCACCAGCACCTGTTGCATTAGGTCACACGCGCAAATCTCTGCTTGAGCCATGATGACGCTCCTCCCTCCTCTATCTCTGCCGGGGCCTCTCCGGCCTCCGTCTCCATGCGGGCCTCCAGGTCCCGCAGTTTGACCAGCGCCCCATATACCCGGGGCGGCAGGGCCGCCAGCTGGTCCCAGCTCACGCCGTGCAGTCCCCAGCTGCCATCAGCGTCCTGATAGGTCAATCGCGCCATGTTCCAACTCCTCTCTCAGCGCCTCCACACTGTCAAAATATTTTGTGATGTACACCCCCGGCCTCCATCGTTCCAACCGGATCAGATAGGGCACAGACCAGGCTCGGGTGGCGGGGCAGGTGCTCACCCGCACCCGCAGCATCCCCAGTGTCCGCTCGACCTCCATCTCCCGGCAGCGGCGGTGGGCCCGAGCGATGGTCTCCAGATCCTTATCTGTCAGAAGATCATTCATCAGCGTCCATCTTCGCCCCGCAATGGCAGTATGGATAGTGGTCCCACACCGCAGCCCCTATGTTCATCACTGACACTTTCCGCTCACAGACAGAGCACTGGTACGCCGTAGACGCATTGGTCCGGCGGACAGCAACCCACCGCCCATGCCGTACCGGGGCTACATCGGCGGCAGGCAGGCCAGATACAGATAGTATGGCCTCCTCTGGAGTATCAAACAGCACGCCCCCCATAACGCCATACACGCCATCGGTACACATGATACATTCGCCCCATCCATCATGGTGCAGGGCATACGACAGCCCGCTCCATGGCGATTTTTCATATTCACAGCCAACACGGCCATGATAGTTCCCCTCATCATCATGCACACCAACAAAAATTTTATCGAGGCCACAATACGGGCATTGGCATAGTTCATCCATCCCTGTCACTCCCCTCCTCCGCTGGCTGCTGGAGCCATTCCAATAGTCGTTCCTCTCGGTTGGGGAGGTTGGCCAACCGTCCCCAGAAATATCGATACAAAAACTCTGCCAGCGTCTCGTCGTCCATAGCCCGGATGCGGTCGGCGTTGGTTATAATCTCAGGATCGTCGTCCAGACCGTAAGTTCCGCGTAATGCCGCGCACGCAGACCCCCGGTAAGTTACCATGCATTTTGCGTAAGCAGGACAATTCTTGCACCCTTTCATTTCTCTTCCTCCCTCAGCGCCGCTTCCGCTTCCTCGCGGGTGAGGTAATAGCTAACGAGCTTGTGTTTACCAACCAGGTTTACCAGGCTCGCGGCCTGCTTCATCGTTGTGATTTTCATTTCAGACAAGAGAGGAGGACCTGGCGTCGGCGTAACAACTCTGTATACCGTGTCTCCTACCTTGCACGGCAGAACCACGCACCGCCCCTCCCGGTCGGCCTGCGCCAGATTGCGGATTCTTTTAAGGGGGGGTTCTCCGCAGGCGTCCACGTAAAGGTCTCTCTGCTTTGCCAGCAGTCCTATCTCCTCCGGCTCCAGGCTAGTGTCCTCATAGGCTCCAAGCCGATCCACAATCTCCCCCCACTTTTCGCAGTTGCAATCGCAAATGTCATTGCAATGCTCGCTACACCGGGCGTAATACCCATCAGATTTTTTGTAACACAGTTCTGTCAGTCGTTCCACGTCAATCCTCCCACATTCTGGCCCGCTCAGCGTCTCCAGTTCTTTAATTGCCTCCTGGAGGATCCGGCAGCCATGTACCCCACAGTTGTGCTCTTGCTCGCAGCCTAGGCAGGCCAGAGAGCCAGTCTGTACCTTCAGCCGCCTCAGTGCGGCAATCAGATCTTCAATTTTCATTTTGGATCTCCCTCTCCTCGTCCTCCAGGTACAGCGGGCATCGGATCACCGTGTAGGAGGTCATCCCGTGGGCCCGCACCTGTTTTTCAGCTGTCCAGCCGGGCACCGGCTCAAACCGCACCCGGTGCGCCATCTCGTCGTACTCGCACCAGGGGCATCCCATGGTCCCCAGCGCCCGGCGGCAGCTCCAGCATAAGGTCATCGCCATCAGAACGGCAGTTCGCCGTCGTCGTCCAGGTCCTGGAGGTCCCCGGCCGGCGGGGGGGGGAG